TACCGGGTGGATCGATTTTGAAAGCCGGGAAACGGAAGAGCTGAAGGCAACCGTCAAAATGTTTCCCCGGAATAACAAGTGGGAAGCTTTCGTTGCCAGGTAGCCAATAGCGGCCGGCAGTAACGACCAAAAAAAATCACTTCCAGGGGGTAACGTGGACAAGTACAAATTAAGCCATGAAACGGCCGAGCAGCAGTTTAACGTTTTGGCCGATTATTACGAGATCGATGGCGAAGGCGCAACCCAGGCGCAAAAAGAACGCGCCGACGTTATCAAGGCCAAGATCATCAAGGCCATCCGTTTGGGCCGCGTCGAGATCAGTAATGAAGGCGGAATTAAGGTTAAGCAGCACTTGCGGAACCCGGCCGGCGAAGTCGCAACCATCGACTATGCAGAGATCAGCGGCAAGGCCAAAATTGCGACAGGTGGCAAAACGGAAAACGACCATTACGGCCGTATTTACGCTTTGCTGGGTTCGGTTTCCGGCCTGGGCGAAACCGCTATTTTGAGTTTGAAGGGCGTTGACTTGTCCTTGGCGGAATGCTTGGGGGCCTATTTTTTGGAAGTTTAGCCCATGTCAACCAAATGATGGGCAACCTTTTCTATCGGGGGGTTGCCCCGTTTGAAATAGAGGGCATGGGCTTTAAGCAAATGCAGTATTGGGACGGTTGGCATAAGGTCATGGCCAAGGAAGAAAAAGACGCAGCGGAACGACTTCGGAAAGGCTAAGGCATGCCGGATTTTATTGTATCAACAGCCTTCAAAGCCCAGGATCACATAACCAAGGCCTTCGGGTCCATGGTGAAGGGCGCCGATAAGTTTGGCGACCATGCCGACCGGGCGTTTAAGAAGGCGTCAAAATCAGGTTCCCGCATGGGCGACGTCTTCAAGGGCATTATGGCCGCGTCCGTGGTGCAAGAAGGTATCCAGCTCATTAAACGCGGCATCGGCGGCATTGTTGGCGAAGCGGCCAAGCTTGAAAACGCCGTGATTGACTTCAAAACCTTGACAGGATCAATCGACACGGCAAAGAAAATGGTCCAAGACTTGCGGGCCTTGGGCGCCGCGACGCCCTTTGAAACCGGCGACCTTGCCGACGCTACAAAAGTACTTTTGGGCTTTGGCGCCGTAACTCAAAAAGACCTTGTTCCAACGCTTAAAATGCTTGGCGATACGGCAGGCGGCAGCGCCGAAAAGCTTGGCGGCATCGCCCTTGCCTATGGTCAAATTGTTTCCGGTGGCCGGGCATATCAGCAAGACATAAACCAGCTTATCAACCGGGGCGTGCCGATCATCAAGGCGCTTTCGCAACTTTGGGGCGTGAATATCGCCAAGGTTCGGGAGTATATCAAAGAGGGAAAAGCGAACGGCGACACTATCAAAAAGGCTTTCCAGCTCATGACCAAGGAGGGCGGCGCATTTTTCAACGGTATGGAAAACTCTTCGAAGACTTTAACGGGGCGGTGGTCAACCTTCGTTGACTTCGTAAAGATTGCGGCCGGCAGTATTGGAACCGCCTTACTTCCGCAGATGAAGCGCGGCGTTGACCTTGGCATCATATGGGCGGAAAAAATAAGCGCCTGGGCCGAAGCCAATTCGGTAATGATAGGCCAACGCTTTGATAAGTTTATTGCCGGGGTTTCCGATGGCTTCAGGGCGGCCTTGCCTTATATCATCGGCGCCGGCAAGGCCACGGCTATGCTTTATGGCGTGCTGAAGCCGTTCATTCCTATTTTGCCGGTTATCATCGGCGGCATGATCGCTTACAGCGCGGCCATTAGGATCGGGGCTTTTATTGCTTTCGTCAAAGTACTTCATACAACCATAGCCGCCCAAGGACTTCTAAACGCTGTAATGACGGCAAACCCTATCGGCGCTGTTATTGTTGGCGTTACCGCCCTGGTAGCCGGTGGAGTCTTGCTTTACAAGCATTGGGACAAGGTGAAAGAGCTATTCGGGCGCGTTTGGAAGGCTTTTGACAATCCCGTTGTTCAGGCGGCGGCCTTGCTCTTTGCCCCGTTTATCGGAATCCCGGCGCTGATTATCAAGAATTGGGAACCGATCAAGGACTTTTTTGCTGGCATCTTCGACAAAATCAGCGGCTTTATTGATAAGCTTGGGATAGTCCAGAAGATAGGGGGCTTTTTCGGTTTTGGTGGCGACGAAGCCCCGGCCGGGCCTGGCGTCGGACCGCTGGCCGAAGTGACGCCCCCGAACCGTGCCGAAGTAGAGGCCCGGCAGGCGGTGAGCTTCAACGGCCGGATTGACATCGCGGGGGCGCCGGCCGGGTCCATGGCCACGTCTAAAACGACAGGGGCGCCCCCGATACGCATGCAAATGTTGGGGGCGAACCCATGACATGGGACAACAGGCTAAGGCCTGAAATTGAACTTATCGCGCCCGATGGGCAGGCTTTTAAAGCGCTTTGGAAGGGCGACGAAAGGGCCCGCGATAAGAAAATAGGACAATTCAACTACCCGGGCGTTGACGGTTCAGCGCTTCAAGACCTGGGTTCAGTGGGGATCGCCTACCCGTTGAAAATCTACTTCGACGGCCCGGACCATGATTTGGAAAGCGAACGCTTTTTTGTGGCCACGGCCCAGCGCGGCCCATGGACCGTCACGCATCCGACGAAGGGGCGCGTCAAGCTTCAGCTCTTTACCGTTACCGAAAAAATCGAACCGGTAGAGCGTGGCAACATTACGGTTTTTGAAACGCAATGGATGGAGCCGATAAAGAAAAGTCGCGGCGATTCGCTGGCCCAGCGCCGCAACGGCATACTTGGGCGGGCCGACGAGTTGCGGGCCGTTGCTGCCGGCCAGGCAACCGGCATCCTTGGGTTTGATGCCGCCACGAAATTCAAGGCAATAACTTCGACCGCCAAAAAAGTAATTGCCTTTGCAAATGAGCATTTAGCGCCGCTTTACGCCGTGAGTAGCGAACTGACGGCCCAACGCGATTCGATAAACAGGGGCATGGATGAGGTTTTAAGCGAGTCTTCAATCAGCTTATCGGCGCTTACCGGGTCGATCCAAAACCTGATAGAGTTGCCACTATTTTCGAGCGTGACGCATACCTACAAGGTCACGGCATACACGGATTTGCTGAAGGATTTGCTTGGCCTTTCGCCGGACGGCGACGACCCGCGCATAAGGATCAAGACCGCCCAGGAGATTAAAAACGCGGCGGCGATCCAGGAGCTTGCAATAACGGCATGCGTTTCCGCCATCGCCCAGGCGGCGCCCGATTGCCTGTCAAGGTCCCGTTCGGTTTTGGTTGAAAACATCGAAGCGATTGCGGCCGCTTTTTCGGATAGCGTCGCGGAGCTGGACAAGACCCAGCAAATTTTGATCGGCAAAACCATCGACCAGCAGTATTTTAGCCAGTCGAAAAGCTTTGACGCCTTGCTGGCGGTGACGACCGAAGCGGCCCGGTATTTGCTGGCGTTGAGCTATGGCCTGAATATTGAACGGCGCTTCACGCTTCAGCGCTCGCGGGTGCCGATTGAAATTGTCATTACCGAGCTTGGCGGCCTTGGTGAGAACGACAGCCGGCTTGACGACTTCATAGAGGCGAACGGCTTAAAAGGAACCGACATTTTGCTTTTGAAGTCCGGCCGGGAAGTGGTGATTTATGGTTAATGCAGCGCCGGCTATTATTCCGGGCAGGGGCGCCGACGACCTGACCATTATCATCGGCGGCTTAGACGTCCGGGTGGAAGCGGCCAACATCATTCGAACCATCGACACGGCCGCCGATGCCTGGACCGCCGTTTTAGATTGGACGCCCGGCGAGGACCAGGCCCTTGACCGCGTGCTTCGGCCCTTCTCCTATCCGCAGGCGTCCGTATACCTTGGCGGCCAACTCGCGGTAAACGGCGCCCTGTATGGCGTGGCGCCATCGTTTGGGGCGCATCGATGCGTTGAGCTGGAAGGCTTCAGCTTAACGGCCGACGCAATAGACTCTTCCATGTTGCCGCCGTATGAGTTCAACAACGTTACCCTTGAGCAGCACGCTCAGGCCTTGCTTAAGCCGTTTGGGATCGTTGCCGTTTTCGAAGCCGACATGGGCGGAAAATTCGACCGCATAACGGCAGAGCCTTCCGATACCGTTTTCGGTCACTTGGCGGCCTTGGCGGCACAACGCGGCGCCCTGATTACTTCAACGGCCAACGGCGAAATGCTCTTTACCAGGGCCAAGCGCGGCGGATCGGCGGGAACGATCACGGAAGGCGAAGCCGGCGCCCTGGAATGGGTGGCCAGGTTCGACGGAAGGGAACGCTTTAGCGCTTACCGGGCCTATGGCCACGGACCAAAGGCGCGATCAAAGACCGTGACCGCAACGGACGCCACAATATCGCGCCATCGCGTGATGACTTTTTCCTCAGAAGACACGACCCTTGGAAATATCGGCGTTTCGGCAGAATGGCGCAAATCAAAGCAGATCGCCAAAAGCTTCGGCTTCCCTTTGCCGGTGGATTCCTGGTGGGCGCCAAATGGTAAGCTTTGGGCGCCGAATACGCTCTTGACGGTGGTAGCGCCTTCATTGATGCTGCCGGATGGCTTCACCTTTTTGGTTCGTGCCGTTGAATTTAGCTATGCCGCCAGCGGGACGGCCGCAACGCTTTCGCTTGTTCCGCCTGGCTGTTATTCGGACGAAGGAGAAACCGACCCATGGGCGAAGTAGCGGCTTCGGGGATCGTGACCGGCCGCAAGGTCGGCAAGAACAAAGACGCGGACCACTCGGTATTGCTATTGCAGGCCGAATTGACGGCCGGCGACGATATCCAGACCATTGAACTTATGAACCAGGCCGGCGAAGAGTGTAACCCGCCCAACGGAAGCAAAATATCGATTTTGAACATTGGCCGGGCCTTCCGCGTGGCCGTGGCGTCGAACGATAAAATTGCGCCCGTTACGACCCCAGGCGAAAAGCGAGTCTATAGCACTGGCGCCGATGGGGCGGAAGTTGTCGCACAAATTCATTTACACGACGACGGCACCATAGAGGTAAAGAACGCCGGGGCTACGGTAACGGTCACGCCGGCCGGCGCCGTCCAGGTGGTAGCCGATGGAAACACGGAAATAACCAGCGCCCAAACGATCATAAACAACAACGTTGTTGTAAACGGCAACATATCCGCAACCGGATCAATTTCAACCCCAAGCGGATCAATGACGGCGGCAGGGGTTTTGACGGTGACGGAAGCCAGGATAAACGGCTTGAATCACTCTTCGCATCGGCATAACGAAAGCGGAAGCATTACCGGGGGGCCTGTATGATATTCGATCCTTTCCAGGGCGATCCTAAGTTGACACTCGGACCGGACGGCGCCGGCATGACGTTTAAGGGCGGACAACCGGTCATGGATCAGGGGCTTGAAAACTTGGTCTTGATTGCACTCTTTACGCGGCGCAATTGGTGCGGCAACGCCATGATAGAAAACGAAGACGAAAAGATAGGCAGCGACTTTGAAACGGCTTGCGATCAGCCGATAACATTGCAGGCGCTAAACGATATCCGCGACGCGGCGGAAAAGGCGCTTGTCAATAAAAAATTCAAATCCGTTACGGTGGAAGTCTTCAACCCGAAAAGCGCTTTGATAAAGGTAGATATTTTGATATCGAACGACAAAGGGGAAGCGGCCTTGTCCCTGGAAAAATCAGGCGCGGCTTGGGTCATGCAGGCCAGCAACCCGGCATACAAGAGGGCATAAAATGGCGTTACCGGTAAAGACGACGGCAGAAGCAAAAGCCCTTAACCTGTCAAATCTTGAAGCGTCCATTGGCCAGAAAGCGCCGACGAACGAAAAAGCGTTTTTGCGCGTCTTGGCCATATTGCAGGCCTTGAACTATACTTCATTGACAAGATATGCCGCCGAACGGGTGGCCCAAAATTTCGCCATGACCGCAACGGGCGAAGACCTGGAACGGATCGGGCGGGAGTTCGGGGTTTACAGGAAGGCAGCGGAAGCCGCCGTTTTGAGCGTTACGCTTCCGGCGACAACGGGCGTGCAAATACCGGCGCAAACCGTTTTTACCGGTGACGGTAACGGCATTTTGTATAGTTCTGATTTTGCCNNTTGAGCTTAACGGCGGCCGTTCAAGGCGTGGTCGGAAACCTTGGCATTGGCGATGCCTTGACGATCACAAGCCAGATTGCCGGCGCCGAATCCATCGCCACGGTGCTTGCCGTGGTCAATACCGGGTCCGAAATCGAAGCCATAGAGGCATATCGATCCCGCGTGCTCTTCCGTATCCGGGCCGTGCTCGGCGGCGGGAATGCCACGGACTACAAGTCATGGGGGGAAGGTGTCGCCGGGGTTCAACGGGTTTATCCATACGCCGGCAAGCCGTTCGATAGCGTTGCGACTTCTTACCCAGGAGATCGCACGCTATACGTTGAGGCTACGCCGGCCGTTCATCCTGACGGCATCGCGGACGCGGCCCTTTTGGCGCAAGTTCGGGCAGCAGTAGCGGCGGACCCGTCAACGGGAAAATCAAGGCCCCCGCTTGGGTTGACGGATTCAACGCTTTTTATCGAATCCATTGTTAGAACTGGCTTTACCGTGGAGATTACGGCGCTGGACGTCCCGGACGATTCGGTGGTTGAAGCAAGGGCGGACGTTCAAGCCTTCCTTGAACTTTATTTTCTTTCCGTTTCGCCTTTTATTGAAAGCGTCGATCAGATTGAAGAGAAAAACAGCGTATTGACCGACTTAACAGTGTCAAAGATCGTGCAAGACGTCTTGCAGACTTACGGCGGAACCGCCCAGGCCGCGAACTTCCGGGTTACTGGCGGCGCCCTGGTGGATACATATACGCTTGACCCGAACGAAAAAGCCAGGCTTGACGCGGTGGTTTATGCCTAATTCTGACTTATCAAGGGCCATGATTGATGCCCTTCTACCGCCTGGCGCCATTTGGACCCCAAAGGATGGCGGCGGCCTTGACGCCTTGCTTGACGGCTTGGCGGCCAATAATGGGTTTACGATAGACTTTTTGTCCGGCCTGGCCCATATCCGCAACCCTTATAAAACCGTTATGCTTTACGATATGGAAAAGGAATATGGGATAAGGCGCAACGTATTAAAGACCGAAGACGAGCGCCGCAAGTCCCTTGCGGCGGCGATCTACGACCGCGTAAGCGACGGTGCTTTGAGTACCATGCAAGCCAAGCTTGACCAGGCCGGCTTCAATGTATTTGTGCATGAGAATGACCCGCCAGTTGACCCCATAACATTCATTTCTGATGGCTTTTCGGATTTCTTCGGCAGGCCGACAGACCTTTTTGGACGCGAAGACGCCTTTTTCGGTCAAGCCAAGCCGGGGGAGCTTTTTGTAAACGGAAACCTTTTTCCTTATGAGTCTTCCTATGCGATCCCCGAAGATGCCGGCTATTGGCCATTATTCTTTTTCGTGGGTGGCGAATCCCTAAGAAATGAAACAACAGGGGCGCTTGAGCAAATAGCGCTTGGGAGTATTCCGGTAGCAAGGCGCGACGAGTTCAAGCGCATTATCCTAAAATACAAGCCGTTGCATACATGGTGCGGCCTTACCCTTCAATTTGTTTGAGGCTTAAAAAATGGCTATAAGATTGATCGATGAATATGTAAATGCCGAAGCGGCGGACGCCAATTATCCGCAAGGAAGCTTTAAAAACGCGACCGGCCCAACAAGCTTAGACGGTACGCCATTAGAAAAACGGTGGGCAAATGACATGGCCGGCTTTTTCCAGCGGCTATTGGCGCTTGCCGGTATTACGCCATCCGGGGCGCCGGACAATGCCTTGACGTCCGATTATTTTAATTCGATGGAAAGGCTTTTTGCGCGGTTTCCGGTTTATAATGATTCTGGCGCGAATAACGCCTATGTATTGGCCGCATCTTC